TGCGCTGCATTTTTGCAGCGGTTTGTCTCCGGTGCTCCGGCGGAAGGCGCGCCCGTTCCGTAAGGCGCGCCGCCCTTGGAGAGTCGCATATGACCTCGGACGGCCTGACCACGCCGCCCGCCGCAGCACCGGCTCACTACTTGTAACTACTTGAAACTACTTGAAACTACCGGCAGCAGCGTGATAATGGAGTTCGGCGAGACGCACGCCGCGCTTTTCGCCCGCCTCGCCCGTTAAGCCGAGCGCCGCATTTGCCGGGTCGAAGCATTTAAGCGTCGCCGTACGCATCGCCTTGCTCTGATAATTATTTCCTGTCATACGTCCACTCTCCTGTTCCATGCGCTTACAAGTGCGCGCTTGATTTCTTTCAGATACTCTCTCATTTCAGGGCTGTACATTATCCGTCCAGCCACCTGTTTTCCAGCGCGCAGAAACCATATACCGCGCCGCAGGTCAGCGCGATCCAGAACACCCAGAACATAACGATAAGCACTCCTTCATTCTTCACAGCGCGGTCTACGACCGTCTGCGGCTCTGTGTCGGCATAGAACTCATTATCTTCCGCGATCATATGATCTTTGATCCGGGTATGTATGCTGCCGACCATGCTGGCGTCTGCGACTACGTAATAATGCCGCAGCTCACTGTTGTCATAAATCATACTGCCCTGCCGATGGGTGGATACAGAAAACTTGTCCGCAGGAAATGATACACCCATAAACGAAAAAGTTTCCGTGCTGTCTTCTTCTCGTTTCACCCTGTCCCACGTCCAATACACCTCGGTGCGGGTGTATGTGTGCCCCTTTCCGTCCGTAGATGTCACCACGCGCGTGTGCATGGTGTATCGTTCCGTGATTTTGGTCAGTATTGCGTATTCGCCGTCCAAATCATCTGCCGAAACAGGTTGTTCAGCGATCAGATTGCCGTAAGCGATGATGTTTCCGAAATCGGTAGCCAGCGCGTACTGAAACTGCCCATCGTCTGTGATCTGCGCTGCCGTGGTGAATTTCTCGTTTTCTTCGGCAATATGGTCACCGATTTTACTGCCGATCAGGAATCCCAGCGCCAGCATAACAAACACGATTGCAACGCTGAATGCCATTTCACGAGGCTTAATTTCCATCGCTGTCACCGAACAGGTTCTGCGGAGCATCTTCCGGTGCGTCGTAGTCCGCATAGGTCGTGTCGATTGCCTGATAGTTCATTACGCGCAGCAGGAAACCAGTTGGGAAAGACCGTACCAGTTTGTTGTATGTCCGTACCTGCTGATTATAGTTGTTGCGGTACTGCGCGATCTGGTTCTCGGTCAGCGCAAGCTCGGTCATGAGCTGCTTGTAATTTTCGTTTGCCTTGAGTTCCGGGTACTGCTCTGCAACGGCGTTCAACGCAACCTGCGCTTGTTCGACCTTACCGGACGCGGCAGCAGCGCGAGCCTGTGTAATCCTGGTCAGCGTATCGCCCTCGTAATTCTGGTAGGACTTCACCGCGTCCGCCAGATTGTACACGAGGTCAACACGGCGTTTCTCGGCTACCTGTACGTCGGCTGCCGCCGAACTGACCTGTTCCTCTGCCGACACCGCACGGTTATTGGCCGATATGAATGCAGCGGCAATCATAAGTACCAGCGCTGCCACGATGGCCAGCACGATTAAAGCAATTTTCTTCATTTCCGTTCATCCCTCTGCGTTTCTGTTTTGCCGCGTCGCAAGTCCTTCCACGTGTCACAGAGCCTCCAAAACGCGTCTGTGGTTTCCTGCCCCATGAACAAGAACAACCGCAGCAAACCAAGCGTGATAATCGATCCGCCCAGAATGACAGCCGCATAGATATAAACGCTTGCGATTCTGGTAACTATATCAAGCATCATCACTCGAAGCCTCCATCTTTACCGCCGCGCCCTCGGCGTAAAAACGGCAGTTTTCGCAGCTCATACCGTCACCTCTGCGCACTCCGCGCCGCAGGCCGCATAGCCTGCCAGGTCGACAAAGCTGTCCGCCGTGCCGCCGACGCAGCTCGTGCCGACACGCGCGATTTTAAGCAGCGCCATCAGCATCGCGACATCTGCCGCCGTCACCGTGACAATGGCGTCCGGCGAGACGCACGCCGCGCGGAGATAAGTCTCCCAGAGCTCTGCGATGCAGCCGAAGCTGTCCTCCGGCGAGCCGTAGTCCTCCTCGCGCTCACCGCACACGCACGCACGTGCCTTTTCGAGCACCGCCGCGCGCGTCAGCTTTTTCGCCTCGCCCTCGCCCTCGTCCGGCTCATCCTCAGTTTCGAGCTTTTCCGCCTCGACGGCAATGCCCTCGATCGGATAGCTTGCCGGCTGCGCGCAAATCCTCTCGTTCAGCAGCACCGACTGAATTTCCACATCCGCCGTGCGCAGCCTGTCCTCCACATCCGCGAAATCTCCGCAGATGCCTATCAGCGCCCTGCGCATCGCAGCGGCGACCTTTTTGTATTTCTCCTGCGTCAATTCGGCACACTCCTTTTCCTCTTCCTCGACGGCAATGCCCTCGGCCGGGGCATCTGCCCTCCAGTAGTCGCTATCCTCATACGGCAACGCTGCCCGAATTTCATCCTTCGTGGCGCGCAGCAGGTATTCCGTGCTCGGACCGTCGCTCATAATGCTCAGCAGAGCTTTGCGCATCGCTGACGCGGCGCGTCTGTATTTTTCCTTTTGCGTCATGGTCTCTCCTTCTTTCTTTTCCGGCGCTCTGACGGACGGACCGCGCGAAGCGGTCGCGCCCGACGGAGTTTGCAAAAACCCGCCCATGCCTCTCGGGCAGCTCTTGCCGCCCGTCACAGCGCCGGATCAATTTTCAGTTTGGGCGCGGCGGCAGGATTCGCACCTGCACCGCCATCGTGGCGCCCCTTAGATAGAGGCCGCTCTCCTGTTGAGCTACGCCGCGCGTATTGCAGGTGTTCAAATTGAACACCGTTTTTGCCCTCTCGTGTCCGCTTTCTCCTGCCCTCCGGCGGACGCACCGCTCGTCAGCATTCCGGTGCAATCCGTCGTATCCTTGCCCGCGTCCCGGCGCGGTCGGCCGGCGCATATGGCTATCGCCGCCCGCCGCAGGACAGGAGTCTCGCGACAGCTTTTCCGGCGCTCTGACGGACGGGCGAGGACAAAGAAAGGAAAACCTCGCCGCGTTCGCCCTGTTAGGAATAGATAAACATAAAGGGGGTAGAGTTCGGGCGGCCATCTCGCCCGTCAGAGCGTCGGAATATTCACTTTTTGCGTCGCCTGCGCGTCTTTCGCCGCAGCCGGTCGTGCGGGCATTCGCGCACCTGCCCGGCGCGCCGCCATGAACTCTCGCAGAACCCCTGCGCATTGATCATCGGGCACGTCAGCGGGCAGATCGTCCGTTTCTGCATTTTGTCCTCCTGTCCTCGTCCGAGGCTCTGACGGACAGGCGAGGAAATATCACAAAACTCACCTGCCGCCAAAGGTCGAAGCTCGAGCAGGCATTGCACTGCCCGTCACAGCCCCGGACAAACCTCACGCTTTCCGGCGCTCTGCCCGCTCGCGAAGCATCCGGCTGAGCGGGTCCTCGTCGGCCTCATCCTTGGGCGGCTCGGGCATTACCAGACGGCAGCGTGCCGACACGCTCAGCCCAAGCGCCGCCGCGCAGCTCTGGCACTGGCCGAAGTAAACGTTCGCCGTCTTGGTCCAGCTGCCCGCCTCCTTGGCGTCGCCCTGCATGATCGCGCGGTTCGCCCAGTTCTGCGCGTTCTGCCAGGCGGCGCGAGCGATAAAATACCGCGCCAGCATGTCATAGTCAAGGTCGGAAAAGATATGCAGGGCAACCAGCTTTTTCGCGGTTTGCCGGTACTCGTCCGCCATTCCCTGCGGCAGGTACTTGGGCACCTGAATGCGCTTCGGCTCCTTCGCGCGCACCTCGCGCTTTGCCTTCTCCTCGATCTCCGCATCCGTCCGGTGTCCCCGCATTCGCTTTCGCGCCTGCTTGATGTCCACCGTCCCGTCCGCCTCCCGCGGAATTGGCTTGCTTGCTGGCATATCTCGTCACCTCACTCTCTCAAATTCCGAAGCCGCTCGGCCTTGCGGCCGGTCAGCGTCTCCCATCGGCGTAAAATTACATCGCAGTACCGCGGCGACAGCTCCACCGCCACGCATTTACGGTTTGCCTGCTCGCAAGCCAGCAGCGTCGTGCCGCTGCCGCAGAACGGGTCATACACCGTGTCACCAACGTCCGTGCTGTTGCGGATCAGGTAGTCAAACAGCGGAATCGGCTTCATGGTCGGGTGGTCGCGGTTCGCCTTCGGGCGCGGACAGTCGATCACGGTCATTTGGCTGCGGTCGCTGCACCACTTGTGCGCGGCTCCCGGCTTCCAGCCATACAGGCACGTCTCGTGTTTCCATTGGTAGTCCTGGCGGCCCAGCACAAAGCAGTCCTTGTT